TGCTGCAAGAAACCCTGGCTCTTGGGCAAATGGTTTAAAGATTTGCACTATTGATGCTAAAGCTGATCAGAGAATCGCTATTGGTACTGATGGTCTTGTAGTTGGATATGCAATTACTGCTGGTTTCTCAACAAGTATTGCAAACACAGACGGAACTGTAGGTATCGAAACAGGATATATCAAGGGTATAATCACTGATATTCACTCTGGAAGTATTGACGTTAAAGTTGTTGCAAAACATAACGTATCAACTGATGTCTGGGAAGTTGCTGATTATGAAGAAGGTTCTTCAACTAATGCTTTCCGAGGTTATGACATAGGTGTCTATAACGAGTACTTCACTAAACCAGCAAGTGATAACCAACCCAACCGTTATCAAATCTTCAATAATTCTGGAGTATCTCAGAGAATTGAAAGAACAAGATTCCAAGCTGTAGTTGGTGTTGGTTCTACCGAAATTACATTCGGTGAGGATCTAAGTGCATTGAAGGTTGCACCTGGCGACCAAATCAAGTCACTTAACGGAACATATAGTGGTGACGTTGTTTCTGTTCAAACTGCGGTAGGTGGTAATCCACTAATCGTGATGGACACTGCATCAACAGTTGCATTTGCAAATACAGACTTCATTGTTATGTCTGGTATTGGTAGTGGACTTTACCTAAGAGAAGGTAATATGGTTCACGATTGGTATAATCAACAGACTCTTGGACTTACAAACAGTACAATTAAGTGGGGTCAGATTGCAGAGGCACCAAGCACAACTGAGTATGCAAAAGCAAGAAACTCTAAGTATGATGAATTCCATCTACTAGTTGTAGACGATACTGGATCAGTAACTGGTACAGCTGGTGCAATTGTAGAAAAATGGGTTGGATTATCTAAGGCACTCGATGCTAAGATATCTCCAAGCACAGACATCTACTATAAGAACTACGTCGCAAACTTCTCCAACTATGCTTTTGTTGGAGCTGCACAAACTGGTATGGGTCTTAAGTTCACTATGTTAAGTGGATATACTCTTGATTCATCTGGTACATGGGGATCTGAAGCACAAGGAAAAACATTCAATGGTGCTGGCCCTAAGACGTTCTCACTTGCAAACGGTAATGATTATGGTTCAGTTGGTAAGTATAAGTGTGAATTGGGAGATATCATTTCCTCATACACTGTATTAGATAACCCTGCTGAGTATTCAGTCAACTATCTAATTCAAGGGCCATCTGGTGGAGATTCAATTTACGAGGCACAGGCTAAGGCAAACAAACTTATCCAAATTGCAACTACTCGTAAGGATTGCATCGCATGTATTTCACCTTATAGATCAGGTGTTGTTGGTTTAACTAATTCAGATCAGCAAACTAACAATATTATCTCATTCTATGAGAGTTTGACATCCAGTTCTTATGCAGTATTTGACTCTGGATACAAATACACCTTTGATAGATTCAATAACACATTTAGATACATTCCTCTAAATGGTGATATTGCTGGATTGATGGCAAGAACATCTATCAATTCATTCCCTTGGTTCTCACCAGCTGGTGCAACTAGAGGAACAATCAACAATGCAGTTAAGATTGCATATAACCCATCTCAAGCACAGAGGGATCTACTTTATCCTAAGAGAATCAACCCTGTTGTATTCTCACCTGGCGCTGGTCTTGTGTTATTTGGTGATAAGACTGCACAGAAAGAGGCTTCTGCTTTCGATAGAATCAATGTTCGTCGTTTGTTCTTAACAATCGAAGGAACTATCGAGAGAGCAGCAAGAGCTCAATTATTTGAATTCAATGATGACCTTACAAGAACTGCTTTTGTAAACATTGTTGAACCATATCTTCGTGATGTACAGGCTAAGAGAGGTATTTCCGACTTCGTAGTCATATGTGATGAGTCAAATAACACACCAGATGTTATTGATTCAAATACCTTCAAGGCAGACATCTTCGTTAAGCCTGCACGTTCTATTAACTTCATCGGTCTAACCTTTGTTGCTACAAGAACAGGCATCAGCTTCGATGAAGTGATTGGATCTGTTTAATTTTACTAAATACGTCACGAAGAGGATTTAAAGAAAATGCCCGCAAATTTACCAAAGGTCAATCAAAGAACCATAGACTCATTTAGGTCTAGGTTGGTTGGTGGTGGAGCTCGTCCTAACCTATTCGAGGTAAAACTAGTTTACCCAGAAGGTATAGCGAAAGAGATCGCAAACGAAGAACTTGCCTTGGATACTAGATTCATGGTAAAGGCTGCAAACCTACCAGCATCGAATATCAACGTTATTGATATTCCATTCAGAGGCAGAAACCTCAAAATTGCTGGAGATAGAACATTCGATGTTTGGACAATCACAGTCATCAACGACACAACATTCAGACTTAGAAACGCATTTGAAGCATGGATGAATAGAATCAACCGTGTTGATAATGCTACTGGAGAAGTGACTCCTGTTGATTACCAGACAAATGCATATGTCTATCAGTTAGGTAGAGACGCTATCAATGGTCAACCTAATTATCAAACTCCTGAGAACTATATCGGTGACAGTGCTGGAAAACTTCAGAAAGCAATTACTGCTAATTCTAACGTTCCTGTTCTAAAAACTTATAAGTTCCACGGAATATTCCCAACAAACGTAAGTGCAATCGAACTATCATACGATCAGTCAGATTCAGTCGAAGAGTTTACAGTGGATCTACAAGTCCAGTGGTGGGATGCCTATAGAGGAGAGGATTCAGAATCATTCTTAACTGGTTACAATCAGAATCAATAGACATAATCTAAAATTTATGTTATAATAGAATGATAAATAACTGGGACAGCCCAGTAGAAGTGAGTTAATGGCTAAATTATTTGGTTTTAAAATAGAGAAAGACGACGACCAGAATAAGGGTGTCGTCTCTCCTGTACCACAGTCTAACGAAGACTCCTCGGACTATTATGTTTCGAGTGGTTTCTATGGGCAGTACGTTGATATTGATGGTGTATTTAAGTCAGAATTTGAGTTAATAAAAAGATATAGAGAGATGGCACTGCATCCAGAAGTGGATTCTGCCATTGAAGATATAATAAATGAAGCAATAGTTTCAGATCAGAATGATTCTCCTGTCGAAATCGATTTGGAGAATCTTCCAGCATCTGCGAAGCTGAAAGAATTAATTAGAGATGAGTTTAAGAAGATAAAAGAAGTAATGGACTTTGATACAAAGTGCCATGAAATTTTAAGAAACTGGTATGTTGATGGTAGAGTTTTTTACCATAAGGTAATTGACATCAAGAAACCAGAAGAAGGAATCAAAGAAGTTAGATATATAGATCCACTCAAAATAAAGTTAGTAAGAAGACTTAAGGTAGATCCTACTCTTAAAGGAGCGATCCAACAAGTAAACAATAGTAGTCCAGATCAAATAGAAAGTCCAGAGATAGAAGAGTTCTACCAGTATGACCCTAATCAACATCAAGCAAAAAATACTTTAGGTGCTATTGGTCAAAGTCCATTTTCAAGTAGACAGAAACCAGTAAGGATTGCCCCTGACGCTGTTACATTCTGCCACTCAGGTTTAGTAGATAGAAATAAACAAACAATACTTTCATATTTGCATAAGTCAATTAAGGCACTCAATCAACTGAGAATGATTGAAGACTCTCTTGTTATATACAGATTATCAAGAGCGCCTGAACGTAGAATATTCTACATTGACGTAGGTAATCTACCAAAAATCAAAGCGGAACAATACCTCAAAGAGGTGATGAACCGTTATCGAAACAAATTAGTTTACGACGCATCAACAGGAGAAATTAGAGATGACCGAAAACACATGTCCATGCTCGAAGATTTCTGGCTCCCCCGACGTGAAGGTGGAAGAGGCACTGAAATCACTACGTTGCCAGGTGGACAAAATCTTGGAGAACTTAGCGACATCGAGTACTTCCAAAAGAAATTATACCGTTCGTTAGGAGTTCCAGAGTCTCGTATTGCTGGATCAGGTGACGGATTTAACTTAGGTAGATCATCTGAAATACTAAGAGATGAGATAAAATTCACTAAGTTTGTTGGCAGAATGAGAAAGAGATTCTCACAACTGTTCAACGATATGTTGAAGACTCAGTTAATTTTAAAAAATATTGTCACACCAGAAGATTGGGAAGTATTATCCGATCATATTCAATATGATTACGTCTATGATAATCATTTTGCAGAATTAAAAGAAGCTGAACTGATGAATG